AAGTTTGTTAAGTGTATAGTTACCTGTTGAAATCCATGTGTCAGGATCTCTAAATCCGCTACTAAGCCCAGGCACGCTCTTTGTAATACTTTTGCGGAATTTACTTACGTCAAAAGGTTTTGCCATAATTATCTCCAAGAAAATACTGTAGGCGACTATTGCCGCCTACGTTGTGTTTGATTAGCCGTTGTTACGATTGCGAATTGCTGCTAGTATATCCTGCGCACTTGGCTTTTCGCCTTCTGCTGCTGGTGCAGTCGCTGCCACTGTTTCAGCTACTTGCTCTTGCTGTGCAGGCGGAGTAACTGGTGCAGGTGCTGCTTCTGCTACTGGTGCAGGTGCTGCTTCTGCTACTGGTGCAGGAGTAGGTTGCGGAACACTTTGTGCCGCAGGTTTAGCCGCTGAATTGTTTGGCGCACTGTTAGCAGTATCAATTTGTACACCACCTGGACGATAGAAGTTACCCCACTGTTCTGGGTCATACAACTGTCCATCAACACTTGCTTCAAACATCTGCGCAATCACAGCCAGTTCAGCTTCACTTGGCTGTTTAGGAAGATAATCATTAAGAGTAAACAACCCATATTGATCAATTGCTGCACGTTCGTTTGCATCCAAACTACGCTCTCTGCGAGCCCAACTTGAAGTCGAATAATCAGCATACTGACCTTTGGTTGTTTTAGTAAGACGGAAATCAGTGCCTTGTTCGATATCAGTTGGAAGTTCAACAAAGTCACTATCCATTAGCGCACCTTTGATGATGTTAAAAATGCTTGGATTGATAATAAATCTGCGGATTGGATTGTCAGGAGTAGTATCTTCTTGTAAGCTGCTTTCAGCTACAAAACCTTGGAACACATAACTGCGTTTTTTCCAATATTTACGGCCCATATCCTCCATACTAGGATCTTTGAACCAGTTGCGTACTTCTGCAAGTACAGGACAGCTACCCACTGGACCCCACATTTCGTTACATGGAACGTTTACAGTAACACGACGACTGTTACTATCGCCTTTTACACCTGCAAACTCCAAACGAATCATTTGACGCTCACGCCAAAAGTAAGTGTTGCTTGCATCACCATCTGGTAAGAAGCGTAGTACACTTGTTGAATTTTCTGGGATATTCCAAAATGGGAAGATAGCGTTATCGCCGCCTCCTGAACTTGAGCCACCGCCGCCGCGGTTTTCTTGCTCTTGCAATTTTGCACGAATTTCTGCCAATGTTGCCATAGTTATTCTCCTTAATTATGCCTATGTTTGTTGCCTAAGTATGCCTCGTGACTACTTATATAGTCACTAGTATATGTGTAGTTTGTGAAGTTGTCAACTAAAAAGTTTATCGAAATCGTATTTGTTAAATGCGCTTTCAAATGTTTGTTCATAATCTTCACTTGCTACACTCGCTGATTCACTTGCAGGTGCTTTCAACTTAGGCATTAATGTTTTGATTGCACTGACTGCTTTAGATAGCATAGCACGTTCTTTAACATTGTCAACCACATCGTTGAATCTTGCAAGTAAAACTGCTAGTTGATCCTGATCTTTGCCGCCATCGATAGCGCCACTCAAGTATTCCATTACAGCACCGATTTGTACATTCATTGGAGCACTAGCAAGTCTCTTGCTAACAAGTGGATTTTCAGGATCACTTTTTACATCAACACCTTTGCGTAGTCTAACACTATCCATTTTGTTGATAGCGTCTACTAAACTGTCCAGTGTTTCTGTTGCAAATGCATCAGCCTCTCTGATTGCTTTCATCTCTTTGACTAGTGCATTTACATACGGTAGTGCATCATCTAAACTTTCGTCAAATGTGCGTACCGTAAACTGATTACGAAGTTTTGTACGATCTGTTTCATTGATCTTAACTTCTCGTGCTTCAAACTTTTCTTTGGTTTCGTTGTAGCACTTGCAACCTTTTAATTTGTTGATTGTTTCTCTGATACTAGCAATACGTTGAGAGACTGCTTCTACGATTTCTGCTGTATCTTCGTTTACCAAACCATTGCGCTTACTGTAGTTTGCAAACTCTTTGAGCTTTTTAAGTTCTACAGTTTGTTCTTGAATATATTGACCAAATTCATCATGTGGTGTGCCACCTTCTTTAACGTGACGCAGCATAGCTCTACCACCTGCTAGATTGTTGGTTGGCATCTTATAACGTTCACCGTCTGCATTTTCAATATAGATAGCACTGATGTTTCTGCTGCGGCTTCCACGTGATTCTTCGTTCACTGGTTTTGTGTGTTTAATAATTAGTCTAGCACTTTCTAGCTTTTGATAACTGCTCTTGCTACTACCATAAGCTGGACTAATACCTTCGTCTATTTTCATGTCTCTCACCTTTTGCGCTTGGTAATCTTGGTCTTTTGGTTTTATTTCTTTTGTAAAATTCTTTAGTGTGTATTCAATAATACTTCTGTTAGCAAGTTGTTTTAACTGAAACAGTGTGTCTTTGAATTCGTTTAAATCAGCATTTTGATTCACACTTACACGTATTTCACGCTTGCTTTCTGTTTCATCTAAGTTGATCATGCTACCAACTTTGGGCAAATAAAAACGTCTTGCTTGATCTGGATCAACAGTAGACTCGCCTTCGTCGGTGTACATTTGCACTGTCGCACCGCTGCCTTTTAAAATTTTAAACATTTCGTTGGCAATTTTTTCACTGTTAATCATTGTCGATTCCTTTAATGTATTTATGTTAGAAACACAAAAGGCATAGGCTCCACACTTTCATCATCGTCAAAGGTATCTTTGAGTTCATCGTATGCGCCTTCGTCATACTGTGCTACTTGTTGAGCTATTCTTACTACTAGTACACATGCCATTACTAGGTCATCAGTTTCGCCGTCTTTAGCAGCAAAGCTACTGCCTCTGGCAATAAATGTTTTGATTTCTCTGAGCAATGCACTACTAGCAATCTCCATTCTGTCTGTTTCAATCCATGTTTTGAGTTTGCTACAGGCTGCAAGTTTGCTTTTGTTGGTGGTAGTAAATCCTTTTCTAAAACCTCTGTTGGCACTGCGTGGTTGACTGACCAATGTTCCAGGTATATTATCTTCACCCAATTCGTTGATAACAACCAATGCAGCTTCTCCCAGTGTATTGTTTTCCACACTCCAATATATTTCACTTTCTGGAGCTTCTTCTTGGATAGCCATTAACATGCTTCTTAGTATTTTGATTTGCTCGGTGATAGGAGTTTTATTGTGCATCCATTCTGCTACTTGACGCATGCCAGGTAATTCGTATATTTGTATAGCAGCATTATCACCACCTGTGCCTAAACTTGGATCAAGTCCTGCAATGTATGTTTTACCTTTGGTAATATTTTTGTACCAACGCACTTGTCCTGTACGCTTGTAAACTTCTTTGTGTTCCATAACAGCCAATTTTAAACTGCTGATAAGTGTTTCGTCATAGGCAATAAATTCGTTAAGATGTTCACGACGGAAACGTTCTTCACCTATTTTGCTTTGTTCTTGATCAGCCCACTCTTGATCTCTGTCTGGATGTTGTTTCCAATCTGCACTGTATGCTTTGAATCCATTTTTACCAGTTTCTTTTTCATTGCCAAATTCATCCAGTGTGTTACAAGCACCACGCCAAATTTGTGCAAACTGATCATCATCTTGATTTGGTGTACTTGTGATAATACACTTACCACCTGTACTTAATGTTGGACTGAGTGCTGTCCAAAACTCACGGGCAATAGTAGGTCTCACAAATGCAAACTCGTCCAAGTATGCTAGTGAAATACTCAAACCACGTCCAGTGTTTTCAGTGGTTGCTTGTGCAATAATACGACTACCGTTGTCAAACTCTAGTGATCCTTTGTTGTATGCTGTTACACCTGCACGTACATGATCAGGTAAAAGTTCATAGGCAAATCTTACACGTTGCATAATCTCCTGAGCACCACTATATTTGTGTGCCGCAATAAGAATAGTTTGATCTGGAACATACATTGCATACCATAACAAGTATGCAGCCGCCGCAGTTGACTTACCCATCTGTCGACTAATAAGAGCAATACTATAACGATGATTGTGATAGGCATCTAATAATCCACGTTGAAAGTCAAACAAATCAAAACGCATTCTACCTTTGACTGGATGTTGAATCCACACAAAGTTTTCAATAAAATAAATTGGATCTTGTGTACACTTTACAAGATCTTCAATTTGTTCTTTTGTGAACTTTTCTTTCTTGTAAGGTGACTTGATTAAATTAGTATCTACTGCCATACTAGTACTTATCAGAAAAAAAGACAGTGTGAAACACACTGCCTTTTAGTTTAAACGCCTGCTAATTTTTTAATTCTTGAAAGATCAGCACTTTCCATTTCAAGTGAACCTTCAAGGTGTGCTCTACCATCTTCTTGCCTACCTT